GCGTGTTTTTTTTTTTTTTTTTTTTTTTGGGTTCCAGGACCCTACTTTCAAGAAAACCCACAACCAGTGGGAAAGAATTTCTTTATTTAAAAATAGAGCGGCTCAATTTCAGGGGCATATCCATTGAAATGAGATATACCTCTAGAATACTTATGACGCGCTATGAGTTCAGACCAACGGGGAAAGCCTCTTATTATGTCATTTGGACTAATTGCAGCAGTCCTCATTAACCTAGTAATATACTGGTCCTTTCCCTCTCGAGCGATCTTGTCCATAAACTCTTTCAATTTATCATGAATATGTCCATGAACACCAGCAGACAATGTCCGATACACATGTCTACAAAACTCATATGCCACCCTATTAGTGCCTTGAGTATCATAAGCCATACCAATAGCTGATACTATATACTCAATCACTGATTTTTCATCCGCCTTACCATATGCCAACTTCATAATTAAAGACCCCAACGGCCTATATGGTAAGACCGGAGACATTGAATGTAAACGAATCTCCTCCGGAGAAAACACATCTTCTCGACGAACAAAATATCGTTTAAGAAATACAATTCCAGACTCCGAAATCCCCCCATCATACTTATTAGGTACAGTGAGAAAATTAGCACGATGAATATCCCTTATCTTCATCCCCCAAAACTCAGTCACAAATTTTGCAAAACCAGTCTCATTAATTATATCATGCACATCTTTATGTGTATAAAGAACGTGATCATCTCCATACACAATAATACCACAACGATACAATCGATACAATTCTCTAATCTGGGAAACACGTTCAGGATGTCGTTCCATGACCTGGCGAACATACAAAAAGTACAAAAATGCAACAATCCACGAATCACCATGCGAAGTTTCATAGGCTCCAGAAGGCATGCCACCATAAATTACTGTCCATATAGTACTAAATGTGTGTGTAACTTTAATTGATAGTCGCTCAGCACAAATTCGAAAAAATGCTTTCAACAACATAACATTCTGACCAGTCATACCTTTCCAATTAAAATAAACGGTAGCTTGTGTAACATACAACATTAATAAGATCATATGGATAGTAGCGTCTAAATGCTTAAAATCACCATCTTCAAACACTACATCAGGATCATCAAAACCAACACTCATGGCTAAGGCAAATGCACCCCCAAACCAAAAGTTGATTCCAACTTTAATGACACGTCCTCGTTCTATAACCTGTCGATACTTGAGAAGCATTGCCGCCATCAGGTATTGAAATAATGACAAAATATAAAACGGACGTAATTTCCATTTCAACATGAACCTATCTACTGATGACATCCCCCACTTATTAAAAGATTCATCCTTAAGAGCTACCGAAGCAGCAGCATCCTGTGGCACGTACTTAGGATTCCTAATAAGCTCCTCACGAGTCTTATTAATCTCTCCAATAGCGTAAGGTAACTGCTCCATCTTCTTACCGGTAGCACTAGCAACGAATCTAACTCCTCCAATGGTTTCCTCAGACTTTGATCCATTCCGCAAACCAGCAGCCGTATCTTTACGAACAGCTTCAACTGCATGGTCACGCGCTTCATCAAAGTCCCAAACTTGAGTAGTAAACATTTTCCGCGTACCCATAGCATAATACAACATATCTAAGGCTCCAGGCCATAAGTACTCGGTGGATTTAATGTTCGAGGTTATGTAACGCGTAGGTTTATCAAACCTTTCTAGCATCATAGGTAATTTCTTCGGATAAAGATTAGAAACAGTATGAACACTGTAACAACCATCCTTATCTCCAGTAAATGCTAAATTAGCCCATGACAATTCACGCATGCACAACATCTTCAAGGTAGGAGGAGTATTCTGACCAATCATGTCTTTTGAACTTAAATATCCATATTGCTTCCAATCTAAACCATGATATACTACTTCATCCTTTATACGAATTTGTTTCCATATAGATGCCCATTCAAAAGCAAAAAACACTATTCCTAGTCTTTTCCAATAAGCAACATCCCAACTACGATAAGCCGACACAACCTCTGTTGGAGGAACTGGAAGCTCTCGTTCGCCAGGTATTCGTATACAAGGAAATAGAGAAAAACCTCGTCGTTGATTACCCGGAATACCTAACTCAATTCGAATTATGGCTTCTAGATAATTAGGATCACCATTATGTGCACTAACAACATTTTGTTGCACCATTATCCATTTAGATGATATGATAGCAAATGCTTCAATATACATATCATCATCCGATTGTTTTTCTCCATCTCTATACCTTGAAACTCTAAACATAAATCCCTTAAATCGTTCTTCTATTAATTTAACCTGTAAATCCGAATTCCCGTCAGATACAATTGTAGTTGAATCAAGTCCATCAATCCAAGTCCAATC